TGTAGCAAAGCTTCCATCTCCTACTTGCAATTTTGCCCCACTTAGCTCGGATGTTTCTAGGCTACCTACTATCTGTAAAGCAACATATGCGTTTGTATTTGCTATGCGAGAATATGTTATTTTTATTTTATTAACTTCTTCAAAGTTAATTTTATTACTTGTTGCTAAACTACACATAGATTTATCTTGTTTTATTGAAAAACTTAAATAGTTTTCTTTAATATCTCCTTTGTAACAAGAACCACTCCAAAACCAATTTGTATCATTATGATAGTTTTCCCACCCTCCAGTAATTTCTGTAAATTGGTCACCAGTATTATATACCCAAAGACCATAAAGAATCTTTACTCCATTTGGCAAATTCTCCACATTTCCATCTGGAATATAAATATCTGCACTTTCTTTTTTCCACTTTGTTTTTATATTTACTATAGAAGAATCTAATATAATTCTACTTGGCTCATTTTCATATTTAGCTTTGTATTCTTCAAGAGTTTTTATATCACCTAAGACAGATGGATATGTAGCCCCAACAAAAGACCTAAAAGTATCCTTATTAATTAAAGAAGTGTCAACTCTAAGCCAAAATTCCAAACCTAAATATTTAGGTCCAGGATTAGCGGAGCCATAACCTTGATAAGCTTGAGCAACATAAGAACCATTTTTATAAATATTAACCATGTAATAATAATTACTATTAATGTCCCAAGCACATTTATAACTTACAACATCTCCTTTCGAAAAATTTGAATAACTACCATACAAACTTAAAGATGAAATAGAATCAGTTCCTTTACAAAAAGCTTGAGGTTTAATTTGGCAATCTTGATTAACTTGAAAAGAACACAAATCTGCCCAAACTGCTTGAGTTTTGGGGAACTTAAAAGGTAAATCTAAATTAGGACTTGCAATTTCAAATTTACTATCAATAAGAGTCCCCTCTTTCCCTTTATAAAATTCTATGAATTTACTAATTAAATCATCATTTAGAGATAAAGCATAATTAACTCCATTAATATTTAGATTATCTTTCAAAGTATCATGCAGACTCTCTATACAATCAGTAATAAAGTTCCTTGCATTACTTTCATCTAAAACCACTCCACATAAGTCACACAAAGCACTGACTATCAAATATCCTCCATAACTCCATAAAAAGTCCCCAGTATTCCCTAAGAGCTTCTTTCTACTAACTAATATGTTCATAAACAATCCACCCTCCAATCCAATCTGCACCATCAAAACCAAGATAAATTTCATATATATTACCACTTATAATAGTTGGTTCATCTCCTTGCCATTTAACATTAGAAGGATAAGTAAGAGCTATATTTGCATTTGGTTTAATTTCTATTATTATATCTAAGGGCTTTGTTACATTTGGAAGAACTAGAGTTGTATTAGAACTAAGCTTTGCTACCTGGTAACTATCTGTTGTAAGTTGTAGTTTTTCTTCTACTACACTTATGTTTGTTACAATTTTACTCCTGGAATAATCTATTGCTCCATTCAAATTTTCTGCATTAAGTGGTGTACCTGTTTGTTGTATAGTTCCTTGACTTGGTATAAGAGTTACCGTTCCATCAGAATTATTTTGCATTACAAAAGTGTTTGGTCTTTCAACCTTTCTATCTACCCATTGCATTATATTGTACCTCCTAGCTATTTAATTTTGCCTTTAATTCTGCTACTTCTTCTTGCAAATTTTGTATAAGTGTAAGTACATTCATTGTATTATCTCCATGCTTTATGGTTAAGTCACCAACACATTGTATTTCACCTATAACTTGTAGCATAGCTTTCTCATTAACTTCTATAGTAGAATCACGCCCTCTTATAATAACCATGGGAGTGCCACCATTTTTTCCACTAGGCTCTACCCATAATTGGTTACTTCTATCACTTAGATTGTCAGCAGCATAAATTCCAATACGAGGATTTGCATCTTCTGATCCACTTTGCCCTCTATAAAAATTTAGGAATAAACTTTTATTATCATCACTTCTAAAATTTACTGCCTTACCACCATTCCCATGGAAATTAACTGTATTACCACCATCACCAAACACTTCAAGAGCATTAACAGAAAGCAACCCCGTTTCATCATCAACCCACATAACAGTTTCATCTTTTTCATTTTTAACAGTTATATCTCCATTTGTGATAGTCATTCCTTCTCCATCAAAATTATAGTTAGTACCTTTTAGTTTTCCATTTATGGATAAGTTCCATGATTCAGCATTTTGGGTTACTATAGTTTCAAGGTCATCTTCTTTGACTCTCATTTCTATTTGCTTGTTCATAAAGTCTATCTGTACATTAGCTCTCTTCACTTGTTGGCTTATTGTTCCTTGCACTTGTGTACTATCTTCTTCTTTAGATTTTCCACTAGCTGAATATTCTTCTGTAAGTCCTCCATTTAAGCTTAGCTTTCTTGACATGATATAGGTATTGTGAAAGACTTTGCCATCATAGATAGTCATATTATCTCCTATTTGATATGAAGGATTTCCTTGCCACTTCATGTTTATAGATTTATAGGACAAACCTACAAGCTTATTATAGATACTTGTTAAAAGCTCTTTATTTTCATGAGTGGTTATCAAAATATTATTATCTATTACATAGTTCTTTCCATTGTCATTTCCCTTAGAACTATAGATGTTATCTGTCATAATAGAAACCTTTGTTATGGTCTCAGTTTCATTTTTGGCTACATCAAGACTATAGTACATATTTCTATCAATCAAGATTTTATAAAGACTGCCACTATTTATTTTTTCATCATTACTTGCATAATTCCCATCTCCTGAGAAACAATACAAATTTGAGGGCTTTTCTAGATTGAAAAACTCTAGCTTACCGGTTGGATTAATTCTTGCATATCCACCCATCAACTCTGCAACTGCCGCTATTACACTTCTACAAGTTGTACCCTCTTCAAGTTTTGGATCTTCAATTATCTTATAGGAACTGTTATAGAAATCTGATGAGAGACTTACTCCCACTTGATTACATACACTTTCTACTATCTGCTTAAGGGTAGCTGGATAAGTTATATTTTTAAATTCCTTATCAAACTTACTTGTCCTATCTTCCATTTCTAAAGTTATTAACTGGTCTTTTATAGTTTCTTTGGTAACCTTGAATATACCCATGTTAATATATTCTGTTCCAACACTTGTTATTGCTCCTACATAGATATTACATTCTTTACCTTCTAAACTTTGATATACCTCTTTATTTAGAATAGTTACTGTTGCAATAGATGTTATGAATGTACCTATTTCAAACTCTTCACCAGTAAGCAAATTGTTTGTTATATTTATATCTTTTATTTCAGTTCCTTCAAGAACCATATTAGGAAAACTTATTTTAGCTTTTATATTTCTACTATAGTTTTTTAATGAAGTATCGAAGGACTCTGTTGTATTTAACACTTTCTTCACCTACCTTTCAACCAAATTAAATTTTATAGATTTATAAAAAGTAACATTGCCATTTTTATCTGTCATAAGTGTTTCTATATTCTTATCTCCAGCATACATGGTTTTTGTTGTTTGTGCTCCAATTTGTGGGTCAAAATAAGTAACTTCAACAAATTCTGGTGCAACAGCAGAAAGGAGCTTTGAAGCTTCACTAGCACTCAAAACTCCCCATTCACAATTTAATTTTCTTTTTGTTGCCACTCTATCTCTATGAAGATTACCATTAGTGTCTCTATTTGTTTCTCCATCTATATCACTTATATCTGGATTGCAAGCTACTGGAGATGGCATTGCTACCCCATTTATTTTTAGCATTATATCACCTACTTTTTGCAAGAAAAAGCACCTACATAAGTAAGTGCCTTAAATTTAATAATATTTAGGTCTAATAATCATCCAAATTATCCACAAACCACCAGTTATAACTATCATAAATAAATCAAATAATATTGAGTGCTTTCTTTTTATTGGTCCTTTATTTATGTTACTTGCACTCGCTGCTGCTGATGCCGAATTGTTAATTACAATATTGTCTGGCTTACTGCTTTTCAATTCCTCTACTTGCCTTCCACAATGTGTACATATTACTGCGTCCATTGGTATTTTTTCACCACAAAATTTGCAAAACTTTTCCTCCATGTTAACGCCCCCTAAAATTTAATGTTGTAAACATTATACATCATATAGCATATTTTGACAATATATTATGTAATTATGGGGCATATTCCACCATTTGCCTTTGTAATTTTATTAACACCTTTTGCAACTGCATTTCCCAATCTAACGCCATCAACATTTAACACCACATCATTGTTAGGCATATCTTTTAATGCTCTTAGAAAAGCCTTGTATAAAACCTCTTCATCCGCTCCACCCTTACTAACTGCCTTGTCTAAAAGTTCAGATAGTTTGTTTTCAGGTGCTACTATTTCACCGTATCTAGTATTATCACCTATCATTGCTAACTGCGGGGTATTAGCTTTTACAAATCCGCCTTGTGCAAGTTTTTGAATTGTAGGTATTTCAAAGCTGTAACTTTTACCCTGTATAGAATCTGGGAGTATGTCCCAATCAGGAATATTTATAGTTAGAGCTTTATTTATTTTCTTTATAGCCCAGTTTGCTATGTCTATTACAACATTTAAGGCCCCTTTAACAATTCCACCCAAGGAATCCCAAATGCCACCAAATATTTCTTTAACTCCCTTCCAAGCTTTCTTCCAATCTCCAGTAAAAACTCCTGTTATAAAATCTATTATTCCACTTAGAATGTCCATTACTCCACTTATAACATCGCAGATAACTCCTATACCTGTACTTACTATTTCAACTACTGTTTTTACAATAGGAACTATCTTAGGTACTATAGTATTAATTATCCAGTTTATGAATGGAACAAGTACATTATTCCAAATATCCTTTAGTGCGTCTATTACTTTTCCAACAAAATTTAATATTTTATCTACCATTGGAGAAATATGTTTTTCAACTAGTTCTGTAAATTTGTCCCCTATCCATTTTAAAAGAGGTACAATATATTGGTTATAATTTTTTAAAAGTGTTTCCACTATGGAACTTATTCCCTCTGCTATTGCATCAAAGAAAGGTTTTATATGTTCATCATATAATTTCTCAATTTTCTTCCATGTGTCACTCACAAAATTTGCAATAGTTCCTGTCACTTCTTGTATTGCTTCAAGTGTCCCTTGCATAGCTTGTTTTATTGCATCTTTGTTATCTATTATTGGCTTTGCTATGCAATTAATTATATCTCTCCCTAGTTTTTCAGATATTTCTACTATTTCTAAAAAAGAATTTGCAAATATCTCAACTAAATCTGAGCCTATCTGCTTAGCTGTATCACCTCTGAAAACTGTAAAAATATCTGCTATAGCAACTTCCAAATCGCCTATTATATCTAGTATTTCAGCTTTTATATTGAATATGCTTATTATTTTTTCTTTTATGAAATTTTTATTTTGGTCTAAATATTTTGCAATACTTCCTGTAAAAAAGTCTGCTACAGTTGCACCTACAGAGGTTATAGCTCCTAAATGTTTTCCTAAATAAAGTGAAATACTATTAAGTAGATTGTTAGCTGCACTTAGTACCTCTCCATCAGTGAAAATATTCATAAAAGAATCTTTCACAGAACTTATATTACTCCTTATGGAATCAAATACGCTCATGTCCCCAACGCCTATCTTGAATCCTTGCTTAAATAAGCTAGTAAGTTCTTTTACTTTGCCTATTATTTCATCAAATACAGTTGACATTTCTTTTGCTTCATCAGTAGTTTTACTTATTTGTTCATTACCACCATTCCCAATGCTAGAAATATCCATGTCAACAGGGTTATTGCCACCAGAATTATTACTTTTGCTCAAGAGATTTATTTCATCAAATCCTTGCAATCTACTAACTTCTTTCACGACCTCTTTTGCACTATCTGTTGCATCGTCTAAGCCATCCGTTAAACTGTTAGCTCCATCAGTTGCCCCTACTAAATTATTTGCAATAGAGGCTGTTGCATTTGAACTATCTGTATTTCCTGTTACCTGGTCTATGAAGGATTTGAAGGCATTTGCTGCTATCTGCAACTTAGAAATAACTATATTTAGCCATTTTACTACTGGAGAAAGAATGTTTATGAATGCTTGACCCATAGTTGCCTTGAAAGCATTCCATTGTTCTGTTAATATTCTTGTTTGATTAGCCCAACCATTACTTGTTCTAGCAAAATCTCCTTGTGCGTCTGCTGTAACACTTAATAAATAATTGTATCTAAGTATAGCTTGTTCTGATTGGGACATACTATCATACGCTTTGTTAATTCCTTGACTAAGTGCATAAGCTTCCATGTTTGCAACTGACATATTAATTCCAAGGGCTTTAAGAGGTTCTGTTTCTCCACTTATACCTGCTCTTATTTTTTCAAATGCCATGTCATTGTCTAAATTGTAGAAACTTGCCATATCTGCACTAAGAGATGTTATAGCCTTAGACATTTCTAAAGCTTGATTTGTACTCAACCCCATAGATTTGAGCATAGCACCCATGGTAGAGGCATATTGTTTTGCACTTGTTTCAGAAAGTCCAAGTTGAGTAATGGCTGTGCTTGCAAATTCATTTATATCCTCTGCCATGCTTCCAAATGTAACATCTACTACATTTTGTACTTCTGCAAGGTCACTCCCAAGTTCCAGTGAAGACTTGGTAAAGTTAACTAATGCGACTGTGCTTAATCCTATTCCCAAGGCACTTGAAAGGCTACTTGCTAAGTTTCTTATTTGATTATTGAACCCTTCTCTATTGAAAAGAAGGTTTAAGCCTACATCCCCAGCATTAAGCATTAGCACCACCTCCAAAAGTTGTTTTAGCCCAGTTCTGCAAGTTTTCTACATAAGTATTATAAGCTTGTGGGTTTTCTCTTAATTTCTTGTTTCTTCTTATTATCCAGTCATTCCTAATTTTTCTTTGTTCTTTTGTAAAATTTTTGATTTTTTTAGGGTCTTTTTCTGACCTTATACCCACAATTTGCCCAAGTGGAGTATCTGGCATTAAACCACTTAGTAAAGAACAAAATTCACCCCATGACATATTAGGCTCATTTCTAAGCCTAATCCCATATTGTTTTGCAAAAGAAGATTCTATAAGTTCATAGTCTTCGTAAATGTCATAATAGATTTCATTATTTTGTTTTTTTATGAAATCGAGCCTCTACTTCCTCGTAACTTTCTCCACTAGCTGCTGCTGTAACTCCAATATATATAGCTTTATATGCTGACATTGGAAGGTTCATAGCATTAATTTCTTCAAAAGCCTCTTCACCTAATAATTGCTTTATTATTTCATCCATAAGCTCAATTTCATTGCCTTTTTTATTTTTGATTTTCTGGTCCATCAGTAAGATATTGTTCTTGCTATTGTTAACCTCATATATTTTCCCTTCCGCTATCTTTATTGTTGGCTTTTCATTGCTTATTTTTGCTGAAATATCTATCATTTATAATCATTCCTTTCGTAAAAATAAGAGTAACCTCGAAGGGCTACTCTTCGCTTTCTTCTGCAATATTGACATTGCTAGTCCCACTAGCTTTAACTGGGTGCAGATGTGTAAGTTGGCTTACCATCACTTAACGCTTCCCATTCTAATGCATCAACTGCTGTACTATCTCCACCAAGAGAAGTCACATTGATTATGCAATCCATTACTAACTTACTTCCATCAGGGAAATTGATAGAAAATACACTATTGCAATCATTCCCTATCTTGAAAGCAAGTCCGGCAACATAATCATTTCCTGGGTCACCATAGTTTCTTTTTCCACCCATGGAAATGCTTAGACTTTTAGCTGTCATTAATCTTCTTTTCCAACCCTCAGCATCCATTGGGTTCCATTCTTCAACATTTCCATCTATAGAAATACTCAAGCTTTCAGCATCTTTAACAACTGTTGTTGCTTCTCCAGTTCTTCCGTTTGTATTAACTCCAAAAGTTAATTCATGTACTGCCGCTACTGCCATTATTCCTCATTCCTTTCATATATAATTTCAATATCAATAGTAAACTCATAGATATTATTATCATCAGTTCCTACTGATATTGGTTCATCATTTACCATATTAAAAAAGCACCTACAACCTGCTATCATGGTTTTTTTACCATAGAAGAGGTCATAAATGCTTTTTGCCATTTTTTCGCTTGTATCACAATTTTGATTCCAATGCACAAGCAAACATATTCTTTTATTTGCAGCAGATGTATTTTTAAGTCCACCTACTGCTATTTTATTGTTACTACTAGCTCTATTATACAATCCTATTACTTTTTCTTTGGAATTATCTATTTTCCCTATATAAAAAGTAGCTTCTTTCATTTGAGGTTTGAGCCACTCTCTTATATCTTTTAGATACATTATGTGCCTACCTCCCTTCTATAAAGTTGAGCATAAGCATTTCCCAAAAAGTCTTTCTTTTCTCCATCTATATAGTCCTCTAGCCACAAGCCTTTTGCATTTGCATTTTTATCTTTTCTGAAATTGTACCCTGGATGATAATAGAGTCTTCTAGCATAAGGAGTATCATATGTTATTCTTATTTGTCCTTTATTTAAGGCTTTTACAACCAAAGTTGCTGACTCTTCCAAAGCTCCTGTTTGCTTTGGAACAACTTCATCTTTTGCTATTTCTGTTTTTAGTGCTTCCATAGCAAAAATTGCTGCTCTTTCTTGGGCTTTAGTAAGTTTTCTCAGTTGAGATTTTTTTAGTCTCATATCAACCTTAAACTTTGGTTTTAATATCCCCTTGAACAAGTTTCTTATGCCCATTTATACCAACTCCAATTTAGTATAATTTACTGTCCCATCAGGATTTCTTGCTTTAGTACCTCTAAAAATCCTTCTTTCAACACCATTCACAACAACTATTCCATTTGATATAGAGGGTAGCTGAGGAGCAATATCCCCATTAAATAGGGCAGTCCCTTCTATTTCTATAAGTTGTTGTTGTTCTGTAAGAACTTTCTTGGCTTTATCCTGATAATTGCACATAGTGTCAATTTCTAAGGCTTTCAAAGGCTCTCCATCTTCTGACATTCCTTCTTGATTTATAACTATGTGTATAGGGGTTTTGCAAAATTTTGAATTAACTAAACTTGGATATTTCATGCTAGTACCTCCTAAAACTTAATGTACATAAACCAGTTTGACTTAAGGTTTCATAAAGCTCTGTTGGAATAGCAACTCCTTTAAGAACTTTAATATTCCAACTATCACCAAAGCTCATAGATACACCATTAATAGAATAAGAGTTTAATACACTTGTTATAACATCTTCATTTTCATACTCAAAGTTTGCTAATTCACAGCATACTTCTTTAATTATTTCTTTTTGAAATTCTGTAAGATTATCAAATCCAATCCCTTGTATTCTATTAAATGTAAGTGTATCTATGTGTCTACTAGCCTTTTTAAGGCTTTTTTCTATATTTTCATCTGGAATGTCACTATAGTTTTTCTTATATTCTTCTACTGCTACATAAGATGTATACATTCTACCACCTACTTTTTAGCCCTTGATGTAGTTTTTACACCTTCATTTTCAACTGGAGGTTCACTCTTTAAGAGTTCAATTTCTTTTTTTAATTCCAAGTTTTCCTTTTCTAATTCAACATATTTTTCATATGAAACAGTTTTACCTGCTCCATATGAAATTATTTCTCCATCATCATTGATAATGTCATACCCTTGAGCTATATAAATTCTTTTTTCAGTATCAGAAATTGTATATTCTTTATTTCCTTTTACTGCTTTCATGTTTATCCCTCCTAGCTTTCAGATTCGGCATTAATTGCAATACCACAAGCTTTATTTTCTATTAAGAATGTATCTGTATAATATCTATTTTGATATACATACTTATCAGCAGTTCTTGAATCAGTACCAGGAGTGAATAGCTTCATGTAAGCATACTTATCTCTTGATACTACACAAGAAGGATGTATCAATATCATATTGATTTGTTTTGCACTTGAAGCAGGTACACATCCATCAGTAAAATCATACTTAGTCTTAAATCTTGCACTAGGTACTTTAATAATTTTTACATCATCTAGTGAATAAACTCTTCTATCTATATTTCCATTATTAGAATTAACATCAATTGTTCTTTGAATTTGTTGAGCATTTTTGATTAATTTATTCACTGCTGGAGTAACATATAAAATTCTTCCTTCACTTGGAACTGCATTATCATCCATCTTTTCCATTTGAGTATCAAACCAATCTAATATAGTTGCAGCAGTTAAAACAGTATTATCTATTACTGCACCTTTTGAAGCATATGTTTTAGCTTCAGCGTAAAGCTTTGAAAATCTGTAGCTGTCCTTTTCAGGTATTGCTTGTTCTTCCTCAAATACATTCTGAATATTTGCAACCTCTAATACTAAGTTTGTTTCATCAATATCCATTGGGTCTAAAGCAAATTCAATATCTCTGTCATGCATTAATTTCTTTGGCTCCCAATCATTTGATATTGTACCAGCATTAAATCCCATTGAAGTTCTGCTATGGTCTTTATATCCACTTAGGGTTAATCTAGGTAGTTTTATAGTTTGAGCATTAATAAATTTAATCCCTGGATTAGAATTAGTTAGGTCATATGAAACTAATTCTCTTGAATACTTTTGTTGTAATTCTCTTTCAAATTGTTCTGCATAGCTATATACTGCCATGTTCATCATCTCCTATCTTATTTATTTCCAAATATCTTAGATAATTGTTCATTGGTTGCATTTGTTTGTGTTCCTCCACCTGAAGCACCAACTTGTGTAAATCCATTTTGTTGTTGGGCTGAAGGCTTAAGATTTGGAATATCAGTTAAAACCTTATTTAAAGCTTCACTTATTAGCTTTTCATCAATTTCTCCTTTATCATTTGCAACTTTGCTAAGGTTTGCTAATTTAGTTACGTAAGGTATTACATTAGCTTCCAAACCTAGCTTTAAGGCTTGTTGATTAGCAATATTATTTACTTTGTCTTGTAAAATTTGAGCCTTTAATTGTTCATTCTCTTTTTGCAAATTACTTAAATTATCTACTTCTTGTTGAGCTTTTGCTTGCTTATTTGTCTTAAAATCCTTAATAGCTTGAGTTATATCCTCTTGTGACATTCCTTGTTGTTCAAAATAGGATTTTAAAATAGCATTTTCCTTACTTTGAGTACCCTTATTAATGATTTCAGCTAACTTATCATAGTCAATTGGTGCTTGAGCTTGTTGTCCTTCTCCAGTTCCTGCTCCAACATTACCATCACCTATGTTAGCTTCCATTAACTTAGACATACCTAATCTTTTTCTTAAATTACAGTTATTTATAAACATAATTTCCTCCATTTATAGCCTGTCGGCTTATTCCTCATAGTTTATCCTCATAAGAGTTTTGGAGCAAAATAAAAAGCCTTATTTCTAAGACTCTTCCAATTCCTTCTTAACTTTCTCTCTCCAATAAGGAGGAACATTTTCTATTGTCATTTCTCCTTCATGTATCCTCATTACAAAGAACCTAACCATTGCTAACCACCTCACTCATTAAACTTGCTAATTCTTCTATTGCCCCATCTGTAACACTTTGTTTTTCCTCTGATTTACTTTGTCTTTCTTCAAGAGCACTAAGTCTTTCATTTGTATTATTATCTACAATAGTTTTATCTATCCATATTTCAGCTATATAATCTCCTCTATCTGCTCTATCTTTAAATTCTACATTAAAAGCATTTTGAGGAAGTTCTTTTATTACAGGCTTGAATGTTTCATCTAATTTTTCTGTAGCACTTAAAAATACTCCTGCTTCTGTTATTTTTCCATACATTTTACTTCACCTTCACTTTCATACTTAATTTTGGTTTTATGTTATTGTCTGTTGTTATTATGTTTGTTCCCTTTACTGTTTGTATTGGTGGAATTCTTAGGTCATGGATAATTGGTTCTGCTAGTTCATAGTAAACTACAAATGGGTTGCCTTTAATATATTCTTTAGCTTTCTCAACTGTTGTTGCTTTACTTGTAAATAGCCTTAAATATAATCTTTTCTCCTCATTAACTAAAACACCTTCATTTGTAGTATCTGCAATTGGAGTTTTCTGTTGAATATACTTATCGCATATAATAAATTGTTTTTCCTTAAGTTTTATTATTAAATCTTGAATTATGAAAAAAATATTTAATATTCCATTTCCTTTTACATTACAAGATTGTAATTTCCAGTCCTCATTTCCATCAAGCACAACCCTTCCCACTCTCTGCACTAGCTTATTCCCTTCAATAGTGTCAGCTACTCCGTTTGGCAATGACCTTAGAGGGATAGGGAGATTTATATAATTATTTTCCTCGTTTATCTTTAATTTTAGAGGATATGGATTTTGTTCTTTATAAATTTTAAATTCTCCAGTAGAGGTTTTGGGCTTATTAAAAACTAAATAGTAAAAATTACTTTCTGTTTTTAAAGACCAAATATAGTTAAGCCCTGTAGATGGTAAGTTTTGTGCCTTAACAGTTATATTATTTTTGTCTAAAATTCTGACCCAAGGTGTTTGACCATACCCGACTAAATTAAATAGATATTCTGTATTAGGTTGTATTTCCATTTTATATACATCGTATGCAGAATTAGATTTAGGATTAAATAAACTGCCTATTGTACCACTTTCTAACATGCTTTCATAAACAGTAGCTATATTGACCAAATTTTCTTCTCTTTCTGCCACGCTTTCTATATTGCTTAAATCCTCTGTGTCTTGTATTGTTTTTCCTTCAACAACTAAATCTTTCACTTTAGCTTTTAAACAGTTTTCTACTGCTATTTCTGTACCTTCAAATGTTTTGTATTTACCTGGTGCAAGACTTCCTATTTTATCTCTTCCTGGTATTTGCCTAGTATTCACACATTTGCACCTCCACGCCAATGGAGTTAGTTTCACTTGGCATAATGTTCACGACTTTACTTCCATTTATAACAGACCTATTTCCTCTATTTACTTCTATTTCTTGAAATCCATTTGCTTCTATAAGAATTTTTTCTTCATCAGAACAGTTATCATCAAGCCATATTAAAACACTGTCATCTGTAAAGTTCTTAACCAGAAACACAAACCCAAGTGTATCAAATTCATAACTCATCTGTTGATTTGCAACTGTTGGTTGCCTTATTAATTTTATTTTTGCCATTTTCATTCCTCCTAGCAATTGCTCCTACATTTCATAGCAATTTTTCTATAAACAAAAGGTACTGCTCTAGGCTTTATTTCCTTGCTTGGCTTTAGCCTATTACAACCTTTTTATTTCAAAATCAATATTAACTATCATAAAAACTTCTCTCAATAGAGATTTGAAGTTCTCTGCTATTTTGTCCAAGCTTTTAGATAGCTTTTTAAGTGCTTCTTATTTAAAAATTGAATCTTCTTTTTCCTGTTCTTTAAAAAGCTTTTGCCATTGCTCAAACTTATATATTATTTCTTTTGGTGCATTCTTCTTTAACTTTGAAGTAGATAAATCATGATATTTATCATATTCAATATACTTAGATATTTCTTTTTCAATATTATCCATCTGCATTTCTCTCTCTGTTTTATATCTCATCATTTATCCATCATCTCCCTTATATGATTGCCAATGAATTTAATAAACTCACTATCTTTATTTCTAATGGTAAAATATTCTGCCATTACCTCATTCATTCTATTTTACAATAATTATCTCTATCCATAGCTCTTATTCCTCCTTTTTGATATAAAAATAGCACCTACTCTATTGAACAAGTGCTACTCTCTCTTTTTTCTAATATCATAATGTACATTTTTTTCCTTAGGAATTGATGAATTTTTTAAATGAATATCATTGAAATGTTTTATCATTTCTTTGTCAAGTTTTGTATCAGAATGTTTATGAATGAAGCTTAAAAGATCCTTCATATTATCTATTTTCATAAATTCTTCTTTTATCTTCATATAATTAAATCAACTCCTTAATAAAATTGTATAAATCACTATCTTTTTTCATTAATTTTTCAGGATTTTCAATAAATTCTCTATATCCTTCACTAAAATACTCACCAAGTGATTTGGGATTTATGCCACCATCATCACTAAATATTTCAACTTCTTCATATAGTCTACCTTGATATTCACTTACAAATCTATCAGCTTGTAATCTAGTTATAGGGGTTGTAAATGTTTCGTTGTCATAAATTATATCACCATACCCTTTGTTTTTCACTACATTATATAATAATTTCTTATATTTTTCATTGTTATATAAATCGAACTTAGTTTCTAAAGCATGCCCCAATTCATGAATGATTTCTCCTTCTTCTAAGTCGTTGATTAATCTTACTCTTCTTGTTTTCCTATCATATCCTGAATTTTCAAAACCCCCAACTTCTATTTCACTAATATATTCCTCAAGAGTTTCTTTATGTTTTGCTGGCAATTTGTTCAAATCTTTCTCAATTATCTCTAAGTCACTTTTACTAATCCTTTCTTTATTCTTAATTCTCAAATAAGCAGGAATAGTATTTTTGCTTAAACTATGGTCTCTTAATTTTTCTCTCCAAGTATCTCTCCTTAAAAACTTATTTTCACTCAAATGTTTTTGAAGTTCCAATTGGTATTCTGATACTTTTTGCTTATATTTCTCTGAATTTCTTTCATCACAAGAACCTGCTTCAAGTCTTTTATATTTTCTTATTTTTCTTTCATAATACCTTTGCTTTTGCTCTGCATTATATTTGTTTAAAGCTTCTTGTTTTTCCTCTTCTGTTTGTTCTTTAGGCATTGAATTTATTCCAGGAATAAAAGTAGCAGGATGATGGCGACAATTTGGATGTAAAAAGCCTTCTTTCATTGCTGTACTAAGAAGAGGATATTTCCCTTCTCTTGCTTTTCCAGAAGAATACACATCATCTATAAGAACTTTCCCTTGCCACACTAAACATAAAGGACAAGTATTGCCATGTGCTGGTGCTAAAACTGTATGAATACCATGTTTATCTCTTACTGCTCCATCTGCCATAAGAGTAACTCTTTGATTAGCAGTTCTTATTGCCATTTCTGAGTAACTTGCAATATCAACTCTTCTACCATTTTTATACTCTATACATCTAATTCCTTGTGAAAGAAAATCCTTGGTTGCCATATCTACTGCTTGGTTGACTGTGGAAGCTCCATTTGCAACATACATATTAGCTTTGAATAATGTTTTTCTATATACATCATCCATTTGCCTTAATGCTGCACTATTTGCATTGTGTAGGTCTCCTTTTACAGATTTTATGAGGTTGAAAACTTTATCCTCATTAGCTTTAAAAAAGTCCTCTTCTTGTGGCTCTCTGCTGAATATTCCTTTTATCTTTCCTTTCAATCTAGTGAAAAGACTCTCTGATTTTTCACTAGAGGACTTATAGGTATTATCAAAAAGTGTTTCAACTTCACCATCTATTAATTTTTGATACTTTTTTATTATTTTTTTGTTTCTTTTTTGGAACTTCTTTATATCTCTAAGCTTAGCTTTTTGCCATTGCTCCCACTTAAAGCCTTCCTTTATTTCTTCAATTTCATGGCCTTTTAAATTTCTTTTCATGGATTTTGCAAGGTCTATTTCCATTTCAGCATATATTGAACTTATATCATATGGACTTAATGGCATTTTGCTTCACTTCCTTACATCTCTAATCCATCAATTTGCGTTGCTGGTTCATCTACTATAGAAATTCCTAATTGTTCCTTAATAAGCCTCACCTCATTAGCTTTCCATTCATCATCTTTTGTATCTCCCCACATTTCTTCAACTTTAGCTTCAATACTCATTGGAGTATTTGGATTGCTAAGAGTTTCAACTACTGCTTCAAAACTTGGATTAGCATATTCTCCAAATGAAACTGCTATTTCAGTATTTTCTATAGGTTTATTGAGCCATGTATTGTATGCTTTGAATATTACATCAACCAACCTTGGAAGCATTTCAGAAATAGCCTCTATAATAGCATTTCTAGTATATAGAGTAGTCTTTTCTTTCTCTCTTTGTGCCTCTGCATTATCTAATTTCTTTGTGTCTATGCCTAATGTAGAGGGACTTATTAGTCCTTGTAAGCACAAATCTAAAGCAGTTATATATGTTTGAATATAATTTTCCGTAGGGATAACTGGTTGTTCTGTATCAATTTGAAAAGTTGCATTTTCCATGTTAGGACTATCTGTCTTGATGTACCTATTATCAAAATAATTAGGCTTCAATATTTCTCCGGTGCTATAATCCCTAGGAAGCAAACACTCTGGAACATAAGTCTTTGCTCTTCCTGCCCTAAGTGCATCCACCCATTGGCTCCACGCTTCATCTAAACTGTCAAAACTATCTATTTTCCCATCAAATATGCTTTGTCCTCTACCTTCCCATTTGTCAGATTCAAAGATAATATAAGGGACTGCCATACAAAAACTTTTATCAAATGTTATATTAACTAAATTAGCTGTTTGAGGAATACTGTTCAAAGGCACTTCACTATTGCCCTTATATAGCTTATACATAACATATCCAAAGCCATATGTTTCATGTAATATATATACTGCTCTATTAACTGTATATTGCACATGAAACACTATTTCTTTTATTCTTCCTCTGTCATAGTTAATGTCGATGTTTTCTCCTGAATAAAATTCTATTATAGGAAGCTTAGATATTTGAGGGTCAAAGCTAATCTTGAAAGCTCCATCTCCAACTACAAGGGTTTTCTTAGTGGCTCTTTCTAGTTGCTTATACAACTTATTCTCTTTTACAATTTTCTCCCAAAGGTCATTCTTTTCAACATTTTCAAATTCTATGTTGTTCAAATCTGAAAGAACTATTGAAGCAAGAGTATTAACTATTATCTTTGGAAGTCCTGTATGTTTTTTGATTATTTCCATTCCAGGAGTAGGAACTGAACCCCAAAAGCTGCAATTAATATTAGGAATTTGCTTATATAGTTGGTCCAACTCATAAGAATCTCCTCTATACCAAATGTTATTTTTAAAAGCATTTCCTTCATAATCCATTAATTCATGTATAGTAAAATTAGTTGGTTGAGCTTCTTGTATTTGTAAAAAACTTCTTAGCATATTTCTCACCCCCTGTTTTATTTTCTCAAACATTCTTCACACCTCTTTATCTTAGTTTTGTATGGTAACCAGCTATATTGGACTGAGTTAATCATGTGGTCGTTCTTATCTTCTGGAGTGTTGTCCTTATCTTCCAACCAACTGTAACTCTCAAGTTCTTGAATATAGCTTTTGCAATGCTCCAAAATGAAATAACATGGTTCTATATTCTTTTCTTCATTCCAGTTCATCCAGCCATTTTGAAGGATAATTCTGTCAACTATGACTGTCTTTTTCCATGCTGGAATAAAGTTATATATAGCTCCATGCTCCCTTTTGAATTTGTTTAGTTCTGTGATGGTTGCACTATCTGCACTATCTATGAATACATCTTTTGCAAAACCCCATTCCTTTCTGTTTCTTTCTAAGAAATCATAATAGTTTCTTGCAGTATCAGATGGAGCTATGGGAATATCTAAGTTTTTATTATTATAAGTTCTTTCATCTAACAAATAATAGCTGCCTTTATTAGTTATTCCTCCAAAACTCATAGCAATAGTATCTTCACTATTTGATGAATAAGAAGTATCTAAGCCACTTGTGAATATCTCAAGCCATTCTGTTTGCTCTTTATTATTCCTATTTCTTATAAGTTCTTTAGCTTTGTCTTTATTTACTAAATGTACTTTTCTATTGAAAATGCCAAAAATAAGGCCTGTGGCTCTACCTCTTAGACCTAAGATTTTGTTCTTATAAAGTTTAGTTCCTTTTGGAGCACTTAACTTCTTTTTCTCAATATCATCTTCGCTCAACGAAGCATTATCGTAAAAAGAAAAGAACCAGTAAGTCCAATTAGGCTTCTCTTCACATTTAAGAAGGTCATCTAATATTTCTCCTGGTACATCATCTTTATATTTTTCTAAAGGTCTGCTGCAATTGATAAATTCATTGTAGATTGGTAAATTGGGGTCATCTGGGTTGAGCGTACCCATAAGATAATCATTTCTTGTGCTTATCTCTCTTACAAACTCAATATCAGCTGTATTGATTTCATCAATCATTACACAACCAAATTGAGAACCTAAAGCCATTTTCCACTTATCCTTGTTATCGTAACCTAAAATATAGATTGTTTTTTCTCCTGAAGAGGTTTGATATTTTATGTGTGGAATTTTATTATCTTTATCACCATTGCCATTGTATTTAACCAATTCTCCAAACACATCAAGCAGTCCATACTCTTTTTGAATTATATTTTTTTCTGCAACTCCTGTTGTTTTTGAGGCTATAATGTGCATTTTCTTTTTAGAAGCTGCAACCTTTAGCATAAACTTAACTATTCCAACTGTTGTTTTTCCTGCTGCTGTTGTTCCTTCTAAGAATTCTACTGGAGCATTATGTTTTAAAAAAGCTTTATATTTTGGAGATAATTTATATTCATCACTCATCACCCTCACCTAACTCTTTTAAAATACTATCAAGTTTAGACGTTGAATTTACTGTTGCATCCACATTTGCTTCAATTTTATTTATGAACATTCCATAGCTTTTAGCTAAATTTTCAGCAGCTTTATTTCTATCTTGCAGTGAAGCATCCAACCCGAATTGGTCTTTTTCTTCGCCCCTCATAACTCTAGTCCAATATTCTTTTACTTCTGTTATTGAAGCAATTCTCTCACTTTCAATAACTTTGTTACGCTTATCTATATATTGTTTTATAGCAGGTTTTGTAAGGTTTTCTTGCCCTATTACCCTTGCTGTCTTTTTACTATATCCTGCTCTTATAGCTGCTTCTGTTGCATTACCAGTTTCAATATAATAATCTGCAAATGCCTTTTGTTTAGGTGTAAGCTTCTTATCCATCTGCTCCACCTTCCTTTAATATTTCTATAAGAACTTGTAATAAAGCAATTTTCCCATAAACAGTTGCTACAACATCATTATTTTTCCCTCTTGGAGTTCCATAATGCACTATATACTTAGTTATTGCTTTACCTTCATCATTATAGAATTGTTCATGGTTAATTAGTGGCATTAAGCCTTTTGCTTTTAATGCCTTAGATACTTTATTTATTAACATTTGAGTTTTTGCCATAATGCCACCTCACTTTCATAAAATTAAAGCCAGTAGGATTATACTATTGTGTTAAGAAGGATTCCCTCCTTCCTATTTTTTGCTACTGGCTTATTGACATCAAAAAAGAACCCTATCACTAGAGTTCTTAAAAAATTAATTTTGAGTGGTGCCGACAACAAGAATCGAACTTGTTACTCCTAACCCTGTTAGGTATGATACCAATTCACCATATCCGCATGTTGGCACCTTTTACAGTGCCAGTGTTTACATCTTAAATTATAAGGGGAGAATAATTATAAAAACTAAAAACTTTTATTAACTCACAATATTATTTTAATAAATATTAGTGTGACATTCTATGACATTCTATGACATCTTCAATTTCTTTTAAAGCTTGTCCATGAAATCTGTGTATTTGTCTTATATCATATTTCATATCAACAGCTATCTCCTCGAATCTTTTACATAATATATATCTTTGATATAAGACCTCATAGCATTCAGTTTTTTTAATTTTATCTATGGAGTTAGAGATTTTCTGTTTAACTTCCATAAGCTTTATTATATCTTTGCTTATTTCACTTTCTAAGTCTATAACTCTTGCAATGCTTTCTCCTATCATATCTCCAGTTTCTTTTGAGGTTTGAACTCTTTCTTTATAATTAAATCCTCCAATGGAAATAGCCAATTCTTTAAGTTGTTCTAAGTCTCTATTTTTATTCTTTATCCTAACTTCTAAATCTTTTATTTGATTTAAATATTCTTTAGCTGTCATACATTCCAACCTCTCTTTCTTAGTTTTTCTATATGCTTTTGCTCTGCCTCTCGAATTTCTTTTAGTGTAAAATTTCTAATTTGGAGCAAATTCAAAGAGGCTTGTACCAGGTCGTAAAATTCTTCGAGTTGGTTTTCATCATTTTTAGCATTAATGAACTCATACATTTCCTCAACAACTTTTATCATTTGTTCTTTTTCATTTCCTAACTTATTCATATCAAGAAATCTTATACCAATGCTATTTTTGTTACTTGCTTTTTCTTCATTTTTTACTAAATCATTA